AGGGTGGGTTGTGTAGCCTAAAAATTTGTTACTTTTGTAAAAATAATATATAGCGTGAATTTAACGGACATACTAAAGGCAGCTAATCCTTTTCAACAGAAGGCAGCTCCAAAGGTGACTTTTAACAATCCTTTTACTGATTTCGGTGGATTGATTGGAGGAAGAACACTTTATCCAGAATTAGACCAGCAAAAATTTGTACTTGACTATAAAAACAATAGTGAGGTATATGCTATCATCAAACGTATCTCTAAAACTATTTCTACTGTTCCTTTTTACGTTTATCAAGTAAAGAACAAAAAAGAATTAGCAAGATACAAGTCAATGTTAAGCAATGCAACATCTACTACAGATATTGCTAAAGCTGAGTTAGTTCGTGTAAAAGCAGTTGCCGAGATTGCTGATTCACCTTTAAACGACTTATTAGAAAAACCAAATGAATATCAATCATTCTCTGAATTTATCGAGAGTGCTGTCGGTTATAAACTAATTACTGGTAATACTTACATTTGGGCGAATAGACTTTCCAATGGTAAGGTTGCTGAACTTGTTACACTCCCATCTCAATACGTTGCCATTATCTCTGATGGTACAATAAATGGGGTTGAAGGTTATTCTTTTACGCTAGTTGGATGGGATCAATTAGATGCGAAAGACGTAATCCATCTAAAATACTTCAACCCTTACTTTGACACTAATGGTAATCAATTATACGGTTTATCGCCTTTACAAGCTGCTTACAGAACTGTTCAGCGTTCTAACGATGCAAAGGATACTTCAGTAGGTATGTTACAGAATCAAGGACCTAAAGGTATCTTGTCTGCTGATGAATCAAATGATTTCGGACCTGAGGCGGCAGGAAAGCTTAAAGAAGATTTCTACAATCAGTACGGAACAAAAACTCAAGCTGGTATCTTGAAGAATGCTGGTAAGATTTTGATTGCAGGTGCGAAGCTGAATTGGATTAATATGGGTTTAAGTCCTATCGACTTACAGTTATTAGAATCAGAGAAAGTAACACTTAGAGAACTTTGTAATGTTTACGGTGTAAACTCTGCGTTGTTTAACGATCCTGATAACAAGACTTATAACAACATGAAGGAAGCTAAGAAGGAAATGTTGACTCAAGTAGTCCTTCCTGAGTTAGTAGCTCTTCGTGATGCTTTCAATAGATTCTTTGCTAAAGAGATTGGTCAAGGTTACTATATTGATTTTGATTTGACAGTATTCCCAGAGTTGCAAGAGGACATGAAAGAGCTTAGTGCTATTCTTTCTCAATCTTGGTGGATAACTCCAAACGAGAAGAGGGCAGCTATGCGTTATGATACTATGGAAGGAACTGAAATGGATGAGATATTTATCCCAGCAGGTTACTTGCCTATTGATGAGTTGACTATGTTACAAGACCCTAGAGATGCACAACAACAAAGCGACTATAATTTGCCACCTGTAAAAAGCGAAGGTTTTTTTTTGAGTAAGAACGAGCAAGTAGATGAAGTGTATGCAAAATACAAGTCAATTACAAACATGAGTTACTCAGAATTAGAAGCCTGGTCAAATACAGAGTGTTCTAAGAAAGCATCACTTGACAGAAGCCCTATCACTAGAAACCTAAGACTATTGTCTAAGAAGAAAGAAGATTGGACTACAGCAGATGCTGAAGATGCAAATAGGACTATAAGCTTTGTTAGTAGAATGAAAGGAGCAGAACAAGGCAAACCAGCTTCAGAAGGCTGTCCTTCTAAAAGAGATATATCACTTAAAAACTGGGCTTACGATCCATCAAAATAAAAATTATGAAATCATTTGAAATTTTAGAAAAGGCAATTAACAACGTTTTAGAATTAAAAAGGTTAACTGAGAAAAATACTAAGGGTATTAATCATGCAAATAAACTTATTGCATCTGGCGATATTACTAGACCTGATAGTTGGGTAAGACCAACAGCAGAAATGGAGAATGCGTATTTGAAAGAAAATGGATATGATAAATATTGTCTATGGTTTCTTGGTGTAGATCCAGAGCTTAGTGAAGATACTAAGGGTCATTATGGCTATATTTATACTTCGGACTTTAAAACTGTAGACAGAATAGGTTTATCAGCTATTAGACAATACTCAGCTCAAAACAACATGAAGTCAATTTATGCTGCTGCTGGAAAAATGATTGAAGCTATAGACGCAAAAGAATAATGGCTAAACCACTTACACCATCACAGCAGTTTGCTTTGCAACAAAAGATTGCAAGGAAATCTATCAGAGAGTTTCAGCCTAAGATAAAAGAGGCTTTACAAGCTGATTTTAATAAAGCTGCTCAAATGGTTCAAGCGTTAGGAGTAGAACAAGCTGCTAATAATCGTGCAGGTTTTTTTACTGGCGATAGGATTAATAATATTTTACGAACTTTGTATGAGTCAACTGGTGGTTATACTGCCATGAGATACCAAAAGATGTTTGAAAAGAGTAAGAAGGCTGAAGAAATAGACTTAGACCCATTGAATATTTTGGATGAGTGGTTAGTTTATATGTTGGCATATTGGGTAGGCATTAGTGGACCTAAAATGTATGGCATAGAGAATACTACTGAAAACGAAATAGCTCGTATCTTAGCAACTGTTGTAAAGATAGGTCGTCAGAATGGGTTGTCACAAGACCAGGTCAATGCTTTGGCGATAGATGCTTTAAGAGACGGTAAGATAAATAATGCAAGGAGTTTACTTATAGCAAGAACTGAAAGCCATCAGGCATTAAGTGCAGGTGCTATGGGTGCGGTTAGTTTAGCAGGTGTTCCAATATTAAAACAATGGATTGCTGCTGAATATCCAGCTAAGAGTGGTAAGCCAAGATTATGGCATAAGGATTTAGATAGACAAACGAATCCTGATAACAAAGGTATAAGAATACCTGTTAGTCAACCATTCCTAGTGAACACTCCTGATTATGGGATTATAGAAATGCAATATGCACATGATCCAGCAGGGTTAGCAGTAAATAACTGCAACTGTAGATGCTGCACAGTTTATATAGCTTAAATAAAAAATATGAGTAACTTTTATAAAAAGAAAGCGGTAAGTGGAGCTCCAGTAGATATGGAGGATGGTAGTAGAGTAATAACTATGTACTATTCTGCGTTTGGTAATGTCGACAGCGATGGCGATGTTATCGTACCTGGTGCATTCACTAAAACCCTAAAGGAGAACGGACCTAATGCTAAGAATAGAATCTGGCATTTATTTAACCACTCAACTGAAAAACCAATTGCTAAACCATTTGAAATGATGGAAGATGGATTTGGATTAAAGGCTAGAGTAAAGATGCCTAATACAACATTAGGTAACGATACTTATGAGTTGTATAAAGAAGGTCATATCACAGAACATAGCATCGGCTTTAAGACTATTAAGTCACAAGCGAAGTCAGGCTATAATGAAATCAATGAAATACAATTGTTTGAGGGTAGTTCAGTATTGTGGGGTGCAAACGCAAATACACCAACAATTGGAGTGAAAAGTCAGATCAAGTCTGTCCTTGTAGATGAGATGGGTAAAACTATCAAGTCTTTAAGAAACGGTCACTTTACTGATGAAACATTTGAGCTGTTAGAACTAAAATTAAAGCAGTTACAACAATATCTATCTGAGATGGAAGATGAAGAGTCAGTCGACCTTGAAGAACAACCGCAAAAACCTATGGATGAAGATTTCGTATCTCCTGAAGTAGAAGCATTGGTAGAAGAGGAAGACCCGATGATTTCCATGCAAATCGAGATGAACAATTATTTACAATCATTTAAAATTTTTAACTAATGGTAGAAGAAATCAAAAGTGCTTTCGAAGGCGTTAAAACCGAAGTAAACGGTGCTATCGAAACATTAAAAGCTGATAACGCAGTAGCGGTAGATGGCTTAAAATCAGAATTAGAAGAATTAAAATCTCAAATTTCAGTAGTTAAAGATGCTGCTGACAAATTAGAGGCAAAAAACAATCGTAAGACAATGAATGAAAATCAAACAAAAGGGTTCAACGTATCCCTTGCTGAAGCAATCGAAAAGAATGCTGACAGTATTGCAAAATTAGGTCGTGGTGAGCAGAAGCGTTCTGGCTTTATCTTAGACACTAAGGCAGTAGGTAACATGACAGAAGCAGTTAACTTAACTGGTGGTCTACAAAGAGAATATGCTCCTCAAGTATATGCTCTTCCTTCTCGTAAAGTGCATATCAGAAGTTTATTACCAGTAGGTACTTTGTCTACAGGTTTATTTACTTTCCCTAAGGAAACAGGTGGTGAAGGTGATGCAGCTCCTCAAACTCAAGGTTCTGCTAAATCTCAAATTGATTTCGATATCACAATGACTGATGCTCCTGCTCAGTACATCGCTGGTTTCGTAAGAATCTCTCGTCAGATGTTAGATGATGTACCTGCTATGACTTCTTTCTTACAAGCTCGTTTATTAGAGAAGTATTTATTAGCTGAAGATTCTCAGTTATTGAATGGTAATGGTACTGCTCCAAACTTACAAGGTATTACTGGTGTAGCTACTGCTGCAACTGGTGCTGCAACTGTAGACGTTGAGCAATTAGTACAAGCTATTGCACAAGTATATACTGAAAATTATTCTGCTAATGGTATCTTGATCAACCCAACTGATTGGGCTGCTATCATGAATACTAAGAATACTAACTCAGCTTATAGCCTTCCAGGTTCTACAGTTGTTACAACTGATGGTACTCTTACTATTGCTGGTATTCCAGTGTTCCAATCTACAGCTATTGCTGCTGATAAGTTCTTAGTAGGTGACTGGGCTATGGGTGCTCAAATCATGCAAAATCAAGGTATCTCTGTTCAGTTCTCTGAAATGGATAGCGATAACTTCCAAAAGAACTTGATTACTGTAAGAGTTGAAGCTCGTATTGCATTCCCTATCTACTATAGTGGTGCATTCGTTTATGGTGATTTCGGTAACGTAGCTTAATCTTAGATTAATCTAAAATACAAGGGGGCAGCCGCAAACTGCCTCCTTTTTTATGTCCGCTATATTTTAGTTATTTTTGTAAAAACAATGGCATAATGCAAATAGTAAGAGATATAACGACCACAGTAGCACCTTCAGCCACAGTGGTTACTTTAGCTGAGGCTAAGAATTACCTTAGAGTAGATTATAGCGAAGATGATACTTTGATTACATCTTTAATCAATACAGCTCAAACAAGACTTGAGCAATTTGCTGGAGTTGCAATGACTCCTAGAACTTTAAGAGTTGTAGCTTATGTAGATAGCTTTATAGAGTTACCTTACACTCCTACAAACACTATATCAGTAGTAGAGTATTGGAATAGCACAGCTTGGGTAGCAATGTCTGTTGGGGATTATCAAGTACTTGGTGAAACTACCAAAAAGGTGTATATGACTAGCATTTACGATAACGAGTTTAGATTTACTTACACTTGTGGTTATGCTACAACTCCTACAACAATGAAGACTGCCCTTTTAAAGATGGTTTCAGACCTATACGAGTACAGAGAGTCTTCAGTTGAAGCAACTAAGCCTTCAGCTAATTTGATGACCGCATACGAGCTTATGAAGCCATTTAAACGCATAAACGTTATTATCTAATGATAGGGAGATTACACAATAGGATTACTTTTCAAAGTCAGTCTAATGCTTCAGATGGAGCTGGTGGAGTTGTAACTACTTTGGTAGATTATTACACTTGCTGGGCTCAGATGTCAAGGAATACTAATGACAGGTCAAATATAGCAGGAAAAGATAATATAAGTGATGATATTACCTTTAGA